AGCCTACCGCGCTGGAATTGCTGGTTAGTCAACTGAGCGAGTTGTTGTTCCCTGCTTGGTTGCAACAAAGCCTGTTGCTGCTGCATCCAGTTTTGTGCCGCAGCCTGCGGAGAAGTGGCTAGATAGCCCTGTCCGAGGTTAAAGAGGCTCTGTGCTGCTGCACCCACCGGGGCGATCTGACCAGCCGCCTGAGTGGCCTGTTCCAGGTTTGTTCCTGCTTGACCCATAAGACGCTCACGCATCGCAGCCACATCAGGAGCCACTTGGTAGCCAGCGCCTGTGAGTCTGCCTTGATCGTCATAAGTAAAGCCGCTAGTGCCAAACCTAGATGTTACACCTACGGGACGAAACTGCGCTGCCTGCGCCGCCTGCTGTCCCTGCGATAGAAGCTGGTTTGCAAGCTGATTCTGCTGCAAAGCGCCGTACTGCGCTGCTGTAAGCGTTCCTAGAGCGCCTACCCCGCCGCTTAGAAGCCCACTAAGGGCCTGTTGTTCTTCTGCTGTAAGTGCCATTAGTAGGTTCCTCCGTCAACGGTAGCAGTAAATGTTCCCGATACTGTTATATTAACCGCTGTGGCAGTTCCTGTCAAGGCAGCATTATTAGCGTTTGCCTTGGAAGAAACCGCTGAAGCGATATTATCAAATTCAGTGTTTATTTCTGTGCCTTTAACCAGCTTCGCGGGATTGCCGGAAACTAGATTATCTTTTGTAGCAAAGTTAGTGCTTTTTACATAGTCCGACATTATCGAATCCTTCCAGTTTTACAGAATACATCAAGTTTTTGTATAGATAGATCGAAATTTTCTATAGTGGTTTCAACCCCTAGTTGAATAATATTACCAGCCCCGCCTACCTGAATCTTTTGATTATCAAAAACAATACCAGCAGAATATTCTGCAATATTGTATTCGGCTACGCCGTATTCAGCAGCAGCAACGCCGCCTAAGAAAATAGTCTGTGAATTATAACTTTGACTGTAATCAAAACCGTATTTTAAAACAATTCCGGCATTACTTCCCCCAATTACAGTAAAACTTATCTTTTTAAGAATCTTAATAGCGGAAGGTGAACCTAAATCAAAATAATTAGTGAAGTAGCTCATTAAATATGAGACACTATTATCGCTGTTGGTACAGTAGCATCCAATATAGCCGGGAAGACCAAACAACAATTCTTTATTTCTTGTGGAAAACATTGCTGTAGGCACTAACGACCAAGTTGTTGTTCTGGCGGCTCCGTTTTGCAATGATCCGCGCATATCAAAACAATAAGTAATATTTGCTGTTGGGAAAGACAACAAATAGAAAGCATAAGTATCAGAGTATACCGCTCGGATGTCTGTCAGTGTTTCTAGCCCTATCGCGGCTACAAGTTCATCCCTGACATTAGCACTCAAGTCCCTAAACGGTGCGCTTCTTTCTTGCACAACGCGCTTCATAGACCTAACGCCAGAATCACTTAAAAAGATAATATCATCACCAGTTACTTTGATGCTATCTCTGGCGCAGCAGCCAATACCGCTAACCGTGTCTGCTAAGGAAATATTAGTAGGATCGCTGGCGTTTTGATAAATAAGAATCTGTCTGCGTCCAAAGATGTATAAATAATTATTGTGACCGGCTAGGCCCTGAATCTCGTCTGCTCCCGCAGGCCATACCTGAGACACATCTAGGTATCCTGCGGAGCCTGTGCTAAGAACATGACCAGCAAGCAAATCTGAGAACTGAACAGTATTCTTATCTGTGGCTGTATTGGCGCTCCAAGTGCGTCCATAGGCGCTTATAACGCAGTCTGCCTGCTGTACGGTTGCAACATATCCAGACTTTTCAGATACTCTGCGATATGTTGTTGTGGATACTGCTGGATCAAATACTAGTGGATCGTGACCGCTTTGGTATAGGTACAATACACCGTTCAATGCAGCCATTTGCCAGCGGTCATCTGTAATTGTAGGAGCAGAGCCACCGCCGCCATAGGTAAGGGTTACTAAATTGGAACCACTCAGTTTAAATATGTTATTATTTCCTGTCGCAATAACATACGATGTTCCATCATTGGCTATAAGTTCTGCTATGGATTTTACATCTGACGAACCTAAAGTACCGTTAGCGCTATGTTTTGCTTCCCAGCCTTTTCTAGCACCGATCCGTCCAAACTTATCTATTACGCAATTAAAAGCTTGAGTAGCAAACCCGGATTCCAGAGCCACAGAGGAATCCTGAGTGTTTACACCCATAAATCCTGGAGCCGCTATGCTGGAAGTTAATAGTTTTTCTGCCATTACGGATTCACCCAAACAACTTCTTCAGCATACCTGTTACGCTCTATAGCTACAGCGTCTGCCAAAGCTAAGCGATATAGCTGATAAGCCTCTGATGACAAAATACCGGAGTCCTCGCCTCGTTCTGCGATAGCCTTTGCATAAGCCAACATGCTTACAAGATGATCCGGTACTAAAATAGCGTCTGTATTGTTTACTAGATTAGCTTGGGGTACGATTAAATTAAACCGTATTGTATATACTCCGTCTGGAATAGGATACAGATCTACTTGTGTATCTCCGTTAGAGTCTACGCCATTGAAGTTATAATAGGCTGGACAAGCTTTGTTAGAGGATGCCAATAAGAATTGTCTATTTAACCATGATGTAGGCGCATATTCTATATTAGAGTTATTTGTATCGTTAAGAATATCAATAACTCTGAATCTCATTCCTGAACCAGTTAAGACATAATTAAATACACTGTCAGTTGTTGTAGCGGTCAAAGTCGTAGCTAAAACATTCCAATCGTGAGCGTCTTCTACTTCTCGTTTGGCATCGTTAACAAATACTCCTAACATTTGCGAATAGGTATTGTCCTGCACAGAAGACACAGTAGGCTCTCTAAGCCTACTCAAAACATTATTTACTATACTAAGATAAGTAGCCATTAAATGCCTTCTTTCTTTATTTGCTCAAAGGTAGCAATACTTGAAAATGTCCCGGCTGCGGGAGTTATTGTCACATAATCGCCTTCTTCCATAACCATGTATGCGCCGCCGTCTAATTTAAAAAATGTTTTAGAGCTTAATCCATAGTTAGACAAAATAGCTATTGTCTCATTTTGGCTATAGTCAAACCACGCCACTGAAATATCCTGTGTAGATCCAGTGCCGTTCAATAAATACAACAGATTCCACTTAGCATAATAGCCTTTGGGAACAGTATAGATAACTGTAGGCGTTCCTGCTACTAAATTATTACCGACTGTTATAGCTCTCATTTTTTCTTCTTAGGCTTAGACATTCCTGCTTCAGACAATGCAATAGCAATGGCTTGCTTCCTAGATTTAACAGCAGGGCCGCCTTTGCCGCTGTGGAGTGTTCCTTCTTTAAACTCTTTCATAACTTTTTCAACTTTAGCTGGTTTTTTCATAATCATGCTCCGCATACTGCTTTAGAACAAAAGGTAAAAGCTTCCCATGCTGCCCAAATAATGAACATAGAAGCCACCACCACAATACCTATAGCCATCCCTAGTTCTGTAAGTTCCTGTTGTTTTCTTTTACGCTTGGCTTCTGCAATACTGTCTTTCCTGGCTTGTTCAGCGTTAGCGGCATCCATGTCTGAGGCTCTTTTCTTTATGTTCTGCCAAACATCCATATTGTTTGTACTAAAGAATAAGTTTTGTAGTTCTTGTTCAAAATCTTTCTGAGCCTTAATAGCTAACTCGATCTCAATAGCCTTAGCCATTGAAGATCCCCCCTGTTTTTTAGCCTCGTGTACGGCTTTAGTGGCTGTATGTTTGGCTTCAAAATATTTACCAATCATTGGCCCTAAAGAAGCTACATCATCAACAGTTTTGCAAGCTTTCTTAATTAACGATACAGCGCTTTGTACTGCTGCTAGGGCTGTAATTGGATCAATCATTTTATATGCGCTACAAGCCAATCTCTAAATACTGTTAAGAATATTCCTATACCAGACACAATAAAAGCAATACCGCCTAAGAAACCTTTATAGCGCACCATCTCAGCGTGTATATTCTGTACGCATTGAAGAATCTTGTCTTGTTCTTCTTTAAGAGATTGCACCTCTGTTTCTAAAACAGCGATACGCTCGTCACTGTGTTTGCGTTCTTCACTCATTTAGGAGCCTCTGGTAGTTTCCAGTTACTAATAACGCTTACTAATTCTTCTACAGAAGTAGCCGCATCAATGCTTGCTTTAACTGTTGTTGCCGCTGTCCTGACAGATGCTCGCCAAGTTTTCCATGCAGCATCCATCTCTGTGCCTGTTTCAAACGCTCTTGCAGCCATCCAATCAGACGGTTGCAAGGCTGCATACACCTGAGCATCAATCTGCGCCTTGTGGGTTGATTTAAGACCTTTGGTGACCATCTGATTGCCATCAGCGTCCAGCATCGGTGTGCCGTCCTCATTCACCTCATTGCGGTCATCAAGCAACTTTGGTGTGTTGGTGTAGGACAGGGATGCGCCTACTAGGTTTTCAGTCACCCAGTAGAACCTGTCATCTGCTCTGCTGCCTGTAACCACCACTTCTTCTAGCCCAATTGCTGCCTTCTGCTCGGCAGTTGCTTGAGCCAGCCATTGCTGCGGGTAGGTGATGCCACCCAAGGTGAATTGAGTGTATTCGGTGATGTGTTTGTTTTCTGTTTGTGAATAGTACATGGTTGCTCCTATCAGCGGGCATTAGAGAATTTCAGAGGATTTTCGGCAAAGGCCGCGAAGATGAATGTGCCGCCAGATTCGTTCCAAGATTGGTTTGTTGTTCTGATTTTGTAACCATTGGAAAGAAAATCTACTGGATATGAAGAAAATTCTGCATTGCTCAAATTCGGAGCAAGTCCCATATCAACTGCGTTATACGTTCCTCTTGATGAATCCATAGTAATCCAGTTAGATGTGGCGGCATTTGTTCCACTTGATTCTTTAAACATAATAAACCTCGGTCTAAATCCTGTGTACACAAAAGGGCCGTCTGTACTGGCGTTGCCCGTGTAGCTGCCAAAGGCTGAATAGCCGGGGATAGCGGCGAAGCAGTAGGCTACATAGGTTCCTGTGCTTTGGTTTACTTCTGTTCCAATTCCTACTGTAAAGACAGTTGAAGTTGGACTTGTGTTGTTCCAATACCCAATATCGGTATTCTGTGAGGCTGTTTGATTCAAAAACAATGCCTTTGTGTTGCCAACAGAAACATGGTAAACATCCCAGCTTCCAGTTGAGTTTCTGCGCTTCACCATTATCATACTTGGCGCAACACCCAAACCATGCCCCACCGTAGCATTAGCACCTGTACCCGTATAAGTCACAATCGAAAACCCACTCGTAGTATTTGCGCTCACCGTGCTGGTGATGGTTCCTGCGGTGTTGCTTACGCCTGTGCCGTTGGCTTTCCATTGCCAGCCGACATAGGATGTTGGTGATTCATTTACTTCATTGTTCGTCGTAGCAACAGAGAACCCATTGCTATTAAACGCAGTCATCTGTGAGGTGTAGTTAAGTTGCGCTGTCGTTTCGTTGGATGCCAATCTCCAGCCAGCCCCACGCACCGAATCGTATAGACTGTGTGAAATTGCACCACTTCTGTTTTTAATCCATACAAAATCTGGTTGGAAACTCGTCCCATTAACCGCATTACTAATGCTTTGGCTTGTGTTATTACCCGTATACAGCGTAGCCGCAAAATACCCCGCACCATTCTTAACAGTCGGATCAGACAGGTTGGTTGTGTTCAGCGCCTTGAATCCTGTCGGTGGCGTGTAGCTGAAGGGGCGCTGACCGAAGTTGCACTCCATCACCGCTGCATTGGTGTTCGAGTT